TACTTGTCCTCCAGTAGAACCAGCATTAACTCCAGCGGCATTAGTTACCTCTCCTAATAATTTTTCAAGTTTTATCATATATTATAAATATGAATGTTTAGATCATGTTCATTTTTTTTAAAAACTCTAATTCTTCCTTAGTAACTTCCATTATATTTTTATGCATTATTTCTTGGGCACGTTTATATTCCTGTTCTTCCCAATAAATTTCTTCTTTACTCATAACCATTCTATCATTTGTTTTAATTTTTGACATTTTTGAATTGCGGAATTATTATTATAAGTAGGGGGACATTTCTCGAGATCCTCGAGAATGTCCATTATTAATATATAAAATTGTTCTTTATCTTGTTTATTAAATTCCATAATTTTTATCTTTTAACTAATAAACTAGGTGAAACTGTGTACACATTAAATAAATCATCTACACCTTGAACTTTAATATTTTTATTATTAATTTTAATAATTCTAAAATCTACACTAGATGGGATTTTTTTATGATCTATACCTACAATATCACCTACACTAAATGATGATTTATGTGAAAAATCTAATTCTGATCTACGAATAGAAACAGATTCCCTAATTTGATTAATTTGTGATTGATCTGAATTTTTAATGAATTCTAACACTTCTTTTAAATCTGTCATAACCTTTATTATTTTTATTTACTCTGTAAATATACGAAAGGTTCTTTAGGTAGCCAAATTTTTACGCGTTTCTCTTAACAGTAGTTTTAAATGATGTAGTTGCTGGTTTATGTTTAGGATTTTCTAGATCAAATATATTCTTAACTGATTTAAATATTTCTAAATTTTCCTCTTGTGTTCTGGGAGATTCATGCATTTCCCATTTTTTACCTTTGAGTTTAAATCCAGTTCTATCTACACCTCTAGATTTTGATTTTAACCATAAAACACCTATTCTATCAGCTGTTTGACCAAAACATTCTTTATACATTTGAGCATAAGCTGCACTTTGTAAGTCATAAGTTGTTTGTAAATGGTTAGAAGTTTTAAAGTCAATAACCCATAATTCACCATCAATTTCACAAATACAATCACAAGTACCTGCTATTTTTAATTCATCACTAAATAAATGTACCTCAGTTTCTATTAGTGTAGGTTTATGGGTTTCCCAAAAATCAACAAAACGTAAAAACATTTGCCAAACTATAGGATCCATTTTAGGGTAACCTTCAGCATTAAGGTAATTTAATTCTTTACCTTCAAAATATTTTTCAATTAATAAATGAACAGCATTACCTTCCTCACCTGCTTTTTTTACTATCCAATCAGCACTATAACCAACTTTTTTAAGCCAATCTTCAAAATGTTTACCTTTAGGGTAAGAATTTAAGACATAAGTTACTGAAGGATAAAATTCTCCATTTCTTCTATAATACCTGGAATCAGGCAACGTAATTTGTTTATGATCATCTGAGATCTCTAAAATACGATTGTATGTTTTTTTTATCATACTGATAGTTTTTGTTCCAATAAAGATGAATAAGTCATTGGGACTGTTTTTTGTATTAATTTTGTGAAATTTTTAAAACCCATCTCACTTGGATCCTTATCCTGCATATCAACAAAATAGACTTCTTTACCTTCCATCATCAACTGCTCACAAAAGTGTAAAGCTTGTTTTATAGCATCCTTATCTAATGCTATATAAATTTTATTTACAAATGAACTAACTATTTTTTTCATTAATTCACTTTGAATATTTTTACCTAATAGTGGTATTGCATTTCTTTTAATCGCTATAGCATCAAATAAACCTTCACATAAAATAATAGGCAATCTCCAGTTTATTAAATGTTCATTTGGTATTATATCTCTACTTACCTGAGGATTTCTATATTTTACGAATGATTCTTTTTCAAAACTACGAGCTACAAAATAATTTAACTTGCCATTTTCATCATAAGTTGGAATAATTATCATATTAGCATATAAACCATTTTCACAATAACCTATATTATATTTTGTAATATCCGTGGTTTTAACACCTCGTTTTTTTAAATACGCTAAAGCGTGTTTTTTTACTATACTATTATTATCTAATTGGGTTAAACGTATAAATTCATCAGGTAATTTAAGTGTATTTACCTTTTTTTCCGTAGGAGTATAGTTAACATTTTTAACATAACTTTTAACTTCTTTTAATTTATCTTGTGAAGCACCAGCAGCTTTTAGTAAATAGTAAATGTTTTTACCTTTTTTATCACATACCCAACAATGCCAAGGATTTAATCCTTCTTTATTTTCTGTAAAATTGACTTCTAGTTTTTGTTTATGGTGGTTACAATAAGGACAATGGTATGCCATATTACCACGAGCAGTTCTTTTACCAGTGCCAAGCACAGAATTAACCAACGTAACCAGTAATTGATTCACCATAACGACTTAATATACATTAACAATTTTTAATTTCCAAAGGATCTTCGTAATCAATACTATCAAAATCTTTTGTGTAAAATTTACCTAATATATTATCATTAAAAAATTCATCAGGTTTTTCTAACACTTGATATACAAATTGATATTTTGTTTCAAAATAAGTTAATAATTTTTTATTAGGAACTATTTTTAATATTGATCTTTCAAAATCTTTTGTTTTACTTTCGGCTAATAAAGATTTTAATTCTTTTTGCGAACCATAATAGTTTAACCAATCTGATTCCTTTATAGCTAACTTATATGCAGGTCTTCTACCTACTAAGTTTTGCATTTTAGCTAGTTCTTTTTTTCCAATTTTGACTTTTTTAGAAAAATATAATACTTTTTTACCAATATATTTTTTATTTGATGGCTTATGGGTTACGCAATATACGAATCCGTAAGTATTAGGTGGGAAATCAGTTAGGTCCTTTATGGTTTTGCCTTTGTAGGTCCAACTCATATAATATTGTTTAAGTTAATTTAAATTAACACAACGTGCTAATAAATATGGTTATCTATAGTGTCCTCCACCTAACCATAAAACAAAAGATTTTCTAGTACCTTTAGTTACAGGTGTTACTCTATGAAGAATATATGAAGGAAATATAAATACTGACCCTGCTCCTCTATAAGCTGTGTCAAATTCACCTTTTTCATAATTACCCCCACGGAATAATTGAAGATCTCCTCCTTCATACTCATCAGCTTCTGATAACTGAACTGTAATAGAAATTTTTCTTGTTGATAAAATATTAGGACCTATGTCAGCATGCCAACCATAATGACCTTTATCAGTGCCATAATATTCTGTATATTGTATTTGTTCTGGTAGTGAATGTAGGTCAAAGTTCCAATTAGCATCATTAGCTTCTACAGCCATATTTGCTAGTTTTTCGTATAACCACCACCAATCTTCATTTTGAGGGACCCATTTTACTTTAGATCTTCTATTTTCTGTATTATCACCTCCAGCAGTATCTGCTATGTTCCAAGGTAAATTAGCGACATTTTTTTCAATTTTATTTAATTCTTCTTTACTAAAACCTTCATTATAGTAATAGTAATTTTGTGAATCATTTTGTCGCGTATCAAATGTATAATTTAATTCCATTATTGTTTTTTAAGTGATTTAATAATATAATCAACGTCAAATATACGTTCTTCATCTCCAAAAGGCAAGTTATTTATGTTTTCTTCTAAATTATATCCCTGATAACAGCTATATTCTGTTTCGTAATCATAAGGATTGCAAAAAATATTATCATGATAACTATATCCAAAATTTGAAGGTGAAGTAGTAACCCAACATACTGTTGATTTTTTAAACATGGCAACTGCTAAATGTTGAGCAAAACTATCTATAAATAATCTTTTTGATGATAAATGAATTAATGTAGCTATTGATCTTATATCCTCAGCCGCTGTTATAGTATTTTCGTATTTAGGTTGATGAGTTTGTTTAATATGATAAATAGTATAATCATCTTTAAATTCTTCTATAACTTTTTTAATAACACAATCGGGTAAATCCCTAGCCCAATTATAACCATAGGAATCAATTCCACCATGAGTTTGAATACACATTATAGGTTTGTTACCTCTATATAATTCTTTATCTACCTCCATTTCCTGACGGGTTAAAAACATTTGAGGTTTTTCTTTACCATAAGGTAAATCAAATAAATTATACCAAGTTTTTAATAAATCCCATTCTCGTGTAAGAAATTTACCTTCATCATAAGGTTCAGATGCTAATATTTTAGCTTCTTTATTTTTAATAAATTGATTAAATATTAAACCTCTATCTGATAAATGATAATAATGGTCTATATTAGGATTATTTTTAAATATTCCTGGATAAGGGGATGCTACTATTAATTTAGCTTTTGGATATTTTTTTCTTATAGCTTGAACTACAGCTGTTGATGCTATAGTTTTTCCAATTCCTCCTCTTACATCAAAAATTATATTCATGTTTGTATATTAAAATTAATTACTGCTCTATGTTTTTTTCCATAAAATGGTTCTACTGAGTGTATAATATCATGGGGCCAAATTAATAACATTCCCTCTTTTGGTCTAATAAAATGTTTAGCTCCTCTAATATGAAAAGCAAATACACCACTGTAAGGATGATCTGGGTGTGGTTCACCATCACTTAAATAATAACCTCCCGAGTACATTTTTGGTTTTTCTTCTTCATGTTGCCATCTATTATGATTATGGGCATTATGTCCCCTACCTTCTGTTGGTTCATAATATTGCAACCAACTTTCTGTTATTTTACCTTCTTCACCTACTAATTCTTTAAAACCAGCTAATACTCTTCGTTTAATAACATCTACATCTGTATTTTCTG